CTCCGAGAACCTCGGCGTCGCCAAGAAGGCGCTCGATGCGTTCGGCACCGCCGAACTCCGCAGTCTGCTCAATCAGTCCGGCCTGGGCGATCACCCGGAGGTGATCCGGTTTATGTACCGCGCAGGCAAGGCGATCAGCGAGGATCGGTTCGTCGGTGGCGCTCCTGCCGTTGGCAAGGGCGCTCCGAAGGGCTTCTCCGATTTCGCTGACGTTCTTTACTCAAACACCTAATCCCACGAAAGGGGACAAGCAATGGCAACTCTCTCGACCAACAACCTGACGCTCGCCGATTGGGCGAAGCGCACCGATCCCGAGGGCCGCGTTCCGGTCGTCGCGGAACTTCTCTCGCAGACCAACGAGATCCTCGAGGACTGCGTCTTCAAGGAGGGCAACCTCCCGACCGGCGACCGCGTCGTGATCCGCACCGGCCTCCCGGCCGTGTACTGGCGCGCGCTCAACCAGGGCATCCCGAGCAGCAAGTCCGTGACCGCGCAGGTCGACGAGGCTTGCGGCATCCTCGAGGCTCGCAGCGAGGTTGACAAGGATCTCGCGATGCTCAACGGCAACACGGCGCAGTTCCGCCTGTCCGAGGACGTCGCGTTCCTCGAGGCGATGAACCAGACGCAGGCGACCACCCTGTTCTACGGCAACCCCGCCACCGACCCGAAGCAGTTCCTCGGCCTCGCGCCGCGCTACTCGGACATCGGTGCCGGCTCGCCGAACAACTCGCAGAACATCCTGTCTGCCGGTGGTTCGGACGCCACCACGAACACCTCGATCTACCTCGTCGTGTGGGGCGACAACACCGTCTACTGCCCGTTCCCGAAGGGCAGTGCGGCCGGCCTCATGCATGAGGATCTCGGCGAGCAGACCGTCTACAACAGCGATGGCACGCGCCTCCAGGCCTACGCCACCCGCTACCAGTGGAAGAACGGTCTGGTCGTGAAGGACTGGCGCTACGTCGTCCGCATCTGCAACATCAACACGGTTGACCTGATGGCGCAGGCAACGACGCAGCTTCCCAGCGCTGCGACGGCCATCATGAAGCTGATGAGCCGCGCCCTGTACCGCATCCCCAACATGGCGATGGGTCGCGCCGCGTTCTACATGAACCGCACCGTCCACAGCGGTCTTGCGATTGCTGCGCTCGACAAGAGCCAGTACGTCCTCAAGATCAACGAGGGTCTTTCGCAGTTCGGCACCCCGTATAGCTGGCTGACTTTCCAGGGCGTGCCGCTCCGCAAGGTCGACGCCATCATCAACACCGAAGCCGTCGTCTCCTGATAGGGGACAGGAAGGAATACTCCCATGATTACTGATCGTCTTCTCGTCGTGTCGGGTACCAACAACCCTGGTTCGGCCATCACCGGACAGGGGCCGATCACGGCCAACGCCAACTCCACCGACGTCATCAGCCTCGCAACCGTCACCACGGCGATTGCCAACAACGGCGGCGCTCGCGACATCGGAATGGGTGAGAACCTGTTCATGGTGTTCACGGTCGTCATCGCGTTCGCCGGCACCGGAAGCGTTGATCTCCAGGTCGTGACGGATGACAACGAAGCTCTTTCGTCCACGACCGTCATCGGCTCGACCGGCGCCATTGCCGTCGCAAGCCTGACGGCCGGAGCGCAGTTCGTTGTCCCGATCCCGCCCCGGATCGCCAGCCTCGGCGAGCAGTACCTTGCTGCTCGTTACGTGGTCGCCTCCTCCCCGACGACCGGCACCATCCTTGCCCAGATCGTCGAGGATGTGCAGGACGGTAGGAAGTTCTACCGTTCCGGCTTCTCGGTGGCGTGATAGGAGACTCCGATGGCGAACGTCAAGGCAAAGGTCGTCTGCTTCGTGGACAACCACTATCGCAAGGAAGGCGATGTGTTCCAGTACAACGGCCCGTTCAACGGGAACCTCGAGTATCTGGATGCCCCCGCGCAGAAAGCAGAGGCAGAGCAGCCTGCTCGCAAGCTGCGAAAGCCAAAGACCGCCGCGACTGAAGCATCGGAGTGATCCTCGGATTGTGACTTGACAGGAGGGGCGTCGGCGGGAAACCTCGACGCCCCTCCTGTTCCTACGGGAGCAAACATTGGGCTACGTTGGCAAAGATCCAAAGAGATGCACGCGCTGTGGCGAATTCAAGCCGCGTTCGGATTTTTCCAAGCATGCCGTTGCAAATGGTGGAGTTCAATCAACTTGCAAGCCATGCTCTTCAATTGTGGCAAGAATTAGAGCAAAAAAAAATCCGATACGAAACGCCGAAATTCAACGCAATTCCAAGTTGAAGGCGGCGCATGGAATTACCGGAAGCAAGTATCAGGAAATGCTGGAACAACAGAATGGCAAGTGCGCTATTTGCAATACGGCAGATCCAGGGGGTCGAAGAGGATTGTGTGGCCCAGTGTTTCACGTGGATCATTGCCACAGCAGCGGAAAAATCCGTGGTTTGCTTTGTCACTCATGCAATGTCGGACTCGGAAATTTTAAAGACAACGTGATTGCATTGGCAAACGCCATCGCTTATCTCGGAAGGAGCGAATAACGTGCCATCCGTGACGGACATCTGCAACCTCGCGCTCGCACACCTCGGGGACGACGCGACCGTCGCCAGCATCGACCCTCCGGAGGGATCGGCGCAGGCAGAGCATTGCGCGCGGTTCTACCCCATTGCGCGCGACACCCTCCTCCAGACGCACGCATGGAACTTCGCCTCGCGCCGAGCCTCGCTCGCGCAGGTCACCATGCCATACACGATGTGGAAGTACGCATACGCGGTTCCCGGCGACATGATGACCGCCGTCGCCGTCCTGCCGCCCGAGGCGCAGAACGACTACGCGACGCGCTTCTCGCCGGCGGAATACCCGTACTACAACGCGAACTTCTCGCCGATGCTCGCCGCTGGGCAGTACGTGCCGCAGCGGTATGCCATCGAGACGGACACGCTCGGGAACAAGGTTCTGTACACCGACCAGGAGAACGCGCTCCTGCGGTATCAGGCGCTCGTCAACGACCCGACCAAGTTCGACCCGCTGTTCACGATGGCGCTGTCGTGGCACCTCGCGTCGATGCTCGCCGGCCCCGTCATCAAGGGCGACCAGGGTGCGGCCGAGGCGAAGAAGTGCGCGCAGATGATGCTGCTGTATCTTCAGCAGGCGCGCGCGTCCGACGCGAACCAGCGCGACGTCAAGGTCGAACATATCGTCCCCTGGACTTCAGGACGCTGACCGATGCCAAGCACCCGGACGTACTATCGCTCGTTCGCAGGCGGCGAGATCAGCCCGGAGATGTTCGGGCGCATCGACGATGCCAAGTACCAGACGGGCGCATCGACGATGCTCAACTTCATCGCCCTCCCGCAGGGCGCGGTGGAGAACCGTCCCGGCCTCGCGTTCGTGCGCGAGGTGAAGAACAGCGCGTCCGCGACACGCCTGATCCCGTTTCAGTTCAGCCCGACCCAGACGCTGGTCGTGGAGATGGGAGCCGGGTACTTCCGGTTCCACACGCAGGGAGCGACCGTCGGGCCGGGGACTCCTGCCGCCTACAACGGCGCGACCGCATATGACGTCGGCGACCTCGTCTCGAGCGGCGGCGTGAACTACTACTGCATCGCGGAAACCACGGGCAACGCGCCGCCGGATGTTGCGTACTGGTACGCGATGCCGGCGGGGATTCTCGAGATCCCGAACCCATACGCGGCGGCCGACCTGTTTGACATCCACTACGTGCAGAGCGGCGACATCGTCACGCTCGTCCACCCGTCCTATGAGCCGCGCGAGCTGCGTCGGTACGGGGCGACTGATTGGACTCTGACGAGCATTATATTTGATGGTTTGAATGATTCGCCTTCGCCGATCACCGGAACACCGTACCGTGGCGGGGCGTTCAACATCACGGCGGTCGCAATCGGCACTCCGGGCGTCTTCACGACGGTGACCGATCACGGATTCAAGAACGGCGACGTCGTCTTCATCGGCGAGTTGACGTTCACCAACCCGAACACGATCAACAACAACTTCTACACCGTTTGGGACGTAACTGTAAATACATTCAAACTCAAGACATACGACACCGGGCAGCAGATTAACACGGGGACACTCGGTACATACGTCAGCGGCGGCTACGTGCAGTTCGGCTCAACCGCGTACCCGAAGCAGACGTACCGCGTGACGTCGGTCACGGCAGATGGCCGCGAGAGTACGGACATTCAGCTGCGATCTGTCCGAAACAATCTCGATGTTCCCGGCTCGTACAACGCCCTTTCGTGG